TGGACAGGTCACCGGCGGTTTTGTTCCATTTGAACACGTTGGCTTTTTTGCCGTGGGTGACAGACATGGGGTAACTCCTTTTTTGGCTATTAGTAAGGGCAATTCATGAGTAAAGGCAATTCATGAATTGCCCCTACGGTTTTACGCAATGGTCAGGGTCAGCGCCCCGCTGCCCTTGAAACTGAAAGAGCAGGTGACCTTGCCGCCGATGGAGGTGGTCACCGGAAAACTGGTGACGAACAGGTCCCCGGAAAAATAATCTCCCGAATCTTCCAGTTCGAACTTGACATCGGTGAGCTTTGTGCCCGGTGTGACCGCGATGATGTTGTCCATCAGGGCTTTTTGTTCGGTATTGGACGGGTCGAAAAGGCAGTCGATCTTGCCGTCCCATTCCGCGCACCCGGCTATAAAGTCCTTCCAGTCATCGCCCTGGGCCGTGATTTCGTCCATGTCCACATTGGCCGTGATGTCCCAGCCCGTGGTATGGGCCATGTCTGTGCCGCCCTTGTCCACCCGGGCCACTTTGCCGTGTATTGGGTATGCCATGATAAAACTCCTTTAGCTGTTAGCATTTAGCTGTTGGCTGTTAGCTAATAGCTGATAGCTAACGACTAATAGCTGTTATTCATCCTTGATGTAGATAAACGTTAAGATCTTCCGCTGCAGGGCTTCTTTTTCATCGCCGTACAGCTCGCTGGCCTGCTCTGACCGGCACTCGGCCGTGTGCATGCCGGTGATGGAGAGGTAATTGTCCTCCAGGGCCGTTAAAATATCATCTGCCAGGTCCAGGACCCCCGGGGTGGTGCCCCAGCCCATGACCGCGGCCTCGGGTTTGGACAGGCGCACATAGCAGATCATCTGCACCGTGCAGGCGACCTCCCGCAGATCCACGGCCACGCGCTTGCGCGAGATGGCGCCGTCTTTAATCCCGATGGCGGGAAAACCGGCACCGGCCGGCAGCACGTCGGCATCCTCCACCACAAACACGTCGCGATCGCGCACGGCCGTGACCTGGGTTTTCAAGCTGGATTTAATGGCTGTTAAAAGGGCTTTCATAGGTCGCTGCGCTCCGGGTTATGGGTTTTGGGTTTTGGGTTTTTAGCTAAAAGCTAATCGCTAATGGCTAATAGCTTCCGTTATTTTTCCGTCACATAATCGACGATAATGCGTTTAAATATGCGCCAATCCGCCGGATGGACCATGAGAAAAGGCCGGGCCGGTATGTCCGTGCTCATCTGCCGTTTGTGGCTGCGTACCATGACCGAGCGGGCCGGTATTCTTTTGCCGAATGCCCGTGTCATGATTCGCCAGTGCTTTTTGACGGTGACATTTGCGCTGATATGGCCGCCCAGCTGATGGATGCGGGCATATTTCACGTTGGTGCCCACGGTGAGGCGGCGGCCGGTGGCTTCCATGGTGATGGAGTTTTTCAGCCGGGCCGTTTCCACCAGGGTCTGACCCCCGGATCGTTTGGCCCGGGCGGATTTTTTCCAGCGTTTCGGGCGGCCCCCTGCCTTGAAATTCTTTGCAATCGACCGGATCAAAACCAGGCCGCAATCTTTCAGTGCCGGCTGCATGTTTTCCATGTGGGCCGCCGCCCTGTCGATGCCCGATATTGCTTTGATCTCGGATAGTTTGTATTTAATGGCGACCATTAAAATCCTGTCATTTTGGACCGTGAAAAGATCCGCGTGCTGCTGCTGATGGTGGGGGCATTGCCCTCGGACGGTACGCCGTCCGGATCATCGGCCCCTAAAGAAAACGTGCCGGCAGCCACTGCCGTGAGGCGATCGATGGCCGCGTCATAGCGAATCTTGCGGTCTTCGGGCGCGCCCCGGCGCCGGGCATAGAGATTATAGATGGCCATGTCAACGGCCATCTTGCGGATGATGTCGGGCACGGTGGTAAACGGCACGGGGTACCGCTCACCACAGAACCCGTCTATCTCGGCATCGGCATCGGCAATGGCCCGATCAACCGCATCGGTGTCTACAGTCCCGGCGTCGGCATCATCGGTGACATCGACAAGGTCCGCCGAACTCATGAGCTCAAGGATGTCGGTCTGGGTGCAGTAGGCCATGGTTTATTCCTCCGGGGGCTCGGCCGGTGGTTTTTCCGCCGGCGGTTCAGCCGTGTGTTTTTCGACCAGGGCAATCAGGTCCGCTTTTTTATCAGCCGGGCTGTACGTGATCTCCAGATCAGTACACAGGGCTTTGAGCCGGGGCACCGTCAGATCTTTCAAGAGCGGGGACGTGGTGATGGTCTCCTCATCTTCAACCACCTGGACGGTGAGCATGGGCTCGGCGGCAAGGACCGCCAACTGCTTTTTGGAAAACGCATCATCGGCGTGCTCCGTTGATTTTTTGGGATGGGCCAGGCCGCATCGGCGGAACCCTTCCCGCGTGGATGATATTATAATCACGGTTACTCCTTTCCTCTGGGTGTTGGGGCAATTCATGAATTGCCCTTACATGTTGGGTTTTGGGTTTTTAGCTAAAAGCTAATCGCTAATGGCTAATAGCTTCCGTTATTTGAATGATGAATTGTGGGACCGCGTCCATTCACAATTCATCATTCATCATTTAAAATTCAAGGATCATCCCGCGCCGGTAGACCCGTAGGACAGCTGCCACAGCCCATACCCGCCGGCCGCTCTGGCCTCGGTCCCAAATTTGAATTCCTTGCGCATGAACACGCCGTCGGAATCCGGGGTGGTCTGCTGGACAAACACCGGTTTTTTCCGTTCCTGGTAGACAAAGGGTTTCACGGGACGGGTGGTCACATGGAGAAACCAGGCCGTTGTACTGGTGAGCCGGGGATTGACCACCAGCTCGGCCGTGCCGACCCATGGGTTGGGAGACTCATCGGTCAGTTTCGGATTCACCGTCAACAGTCGACCGACGGATTCCAGGGCCGGGGGCACTTCCAGCAGGTCGGGGATCAGCCCCAGGGGCCGGCCTTCATCATCCTTAAAGTTCATGATGGCGGTCCGGGCGGCACCATAGCTGGCCAGGGCGCCGGCCGTGGTGGCAGCGGACAGGGCCGCGGTGCCCAGGTTGGAGACGCTGGCCCCGGCCACTTCGTGGTCATCGTCGTAAAAATACTGGTCGTCATAGCATTCGCTGGCAAAGGCGTCGTTTTTCAGATCGGCATCGATCTCATCGGGGAGCTGCTTTGCGCTGAAACCGGCCTCCTGGGCCATGGGGCCGTAAATGCCCAGGTTGTCATCCTCGATGTCGTTTCGGTTCACGGCGATGGTGGCCTCCCAGTCGTCATTGACCACGGTGTAATTATGGGCCTTGAGGGCCTTGATCACTTTTTCACCGATCCATTTGCGCATTTTGGGAAATCGGCTCAGCCAGGCGTAATCGTTCTGGCCGGATCCGGACGGCACCCGCATGGTGGTCTTTTTCCACAGGGCCGGCGCCGTATCAAAGGCTTTATTGAAGGTGGTCTTCAAGGTGATGAAAACCGCCGTGAGACTGCTTTTATTTACGAGCATGGTGTTTTCTCCTTTTCGTAGGGGCAATTCATGAATTGCCCTTACATGTTGGGGCAATTCATGGGCTTGTCCCTACTGTTTTTTGGTTACGCCGTTAAAAGTTTCCGCTGATAATCAATCCAGGCGGCCAGCAGGATCACATCGTCTGTTTCCAGCTTTCCATCGGTGGGGTTGATAACAAGTTCGATGGCGGCCGGGTAAGCCGTGAGATTCGCCAGGGCCAGGGTTAGGGTGACGTGCTGAATGGTTTTGGTTGCAGTGGTGCCGCCCATGGCACTGGTTGCCCCGCCAAAATCGACATCAGCGTCATAGAGGGCGTCCACGTCGTTGTTGTAGGCCAGCACGGTAAACGTCACCGCATCAGCCTCCGTTGCCCCGACTTTTGCCGCCAGAATGTTCAGGGTCATGTTGGCCGCGACATCGGCGTCGGGCGGGACGGGGATCTTGACTGCCACGCCGCCCGGATTGGCGTGATTGTTCCATCGAATCCCCATCCCCTTGGCGGTCGCACAGAAACCGGGGGTTGCGCTGGAAGCATTGGCAAACACGGCCAGGGCCACCCCGGCTTCGGTGATGACCGGCATGGGAATAGACAGGTGCCCCTTCGTGGTTAAAATATGCTGATAGATTTCCTGCATTGCCGCTTCCGCCTCAGTTTGGGCCGTGTGCGCCCCGGCATCGGCAATGGAGATGGCGCTGGCCGCATGGGCCGCGCTGGCATCGGCAATGTGGGTGGCGATGTCGGCAAAGGCGATGGCCGGCTCGATATCGATCCAGGCATGGGTCGTATCGATATACCCGGCGATTACCCCGCAGTAAATGCCGTGGGACACATTTCCCGTCAGGTCCACGGACTGGTCATCCACCAGGAATACATTGTCTCCCACGTTGGCCTGGGTGATGACCGTGTCCAGGATGCACTTGAACAGGCCCCGGCGGAGGAGTGTCACGGTCAGGTCTCCGTTGCTGCCGGCACTGTTGTCTTTTTGCTCATCGGCCACCCCTTCAAAAATCAAGGCGGCGGTGTCGGACCCGGCCAGGGCGTAGCCGGCGGCATTGACGCATGCCAGTGCCCCTGCGTATACGCACGCGCTGGCGGCGACGGGAAAACCGAGGGCGTTTCCATCGCGCCTCTGCGGGTTTTGTTTGTCTGCTGCTAAAGCTGTCATAATTGGTTCCTCCTTTTCGAGGTTGTTGTTTGTTGGCGGTTTGTAGGGGCAATTCATGAATTGTCCTTACATGAAGAATTGTCCTTACATGAAGACTTGCCCTTACATGAAGACTTGCCCTTACTTTCCGTACTTTTTGATGTCCTCCTCGCTCACGTCCATCATTTTGGCCACGGTCAGGGTGGTATCATTGACCAGGGCGGCCTCATCGTCTTTTTTGCCGGGCAGTTTTTTCACGGGGATCACCACCGGCGCTTTGACCACAAATAGGGTGAAGCCGGGCAGATTGCTCTTGGCATAATCCATGGCCCAGTCCTTTTGATCCGGCGTGATCTTGCCGTCGGTCATGGCCTTGGCCACGATCTTTTCCGCATCCTGCTGGGCCAGCTGGCCCTGGAGACGGTCGAACTCGACCCGGGACACGGTGCCCTTGGTCTGCTGGCGCAGGGCATGAATGGACGCCACCACTGCGCTGGTGTCTTCATCACCGGTAAGCTCCAGGGCTGTTAAGATGTCCTTGGCCACCACTTCCACCGTTTCCGGCTTTTTGTCCGCCAGCGTTGCCACGGCTGCCAGCACATCGTCTTCAGCGGCGGTCTCGGCCAGTCCCAGTTTTGCGATCAGTTTCTTTAAAAATTCCATAGCCTCTTCCTCCTTTGGTTCCCCCGGGACCAGCTTGGCCAGTATCGGGGTCAAATGATTGGTTTTGGGCGCGTTGGTCAACGCCACAGAGTGCACGGCCACCAGGCGGTGGTCGGTTTTCCGGATAAAAAATACCGGTGAAAAATAACGATACTCCGCCTTGGCGATATACCCGGCCGCCTCATCGGTCCAGCGTGCCCGGGCCATGATGCCGCGGCCCTCTTCCCAGCGGATATCGGTGATCCATGCGGCCGCCGGGGCCTTGGTCCCGTCCACGGTGGCATGTTCGTAATCGATGACCAGGTCATTGCCCCGGCGTTTCAGGTAGGCCGCGACAATCCGGTGGGCCGTTTCGTCTACCAGGAACTTGCCCTGGCCCTCGACCTCATTCCATCCGGCCGAAAACAGCAGGAACCATTCAGGGGCCTTGCCGTCCTTGGCGGTGATGGCGGAAAGTGTGCTGCGGGCGGTGATGATGGTTTTCATCTGGTTCTCTCCTCTTTAATGTAGGGGCAATTCGTGTAAGGGCAATTCATGAATTGCCCCTACCCTTTTCCATCTCCTTAAACTGGTCGACCAGCTCCTCCGGATATTTTGACAGGTCCGGTTGCCAGGGCCGCTTGGCCGGGTTTTCATCCCATCCGGGATCCGGGATCAGGGGCCGGGCCGGCAGGCGAACGCCCGAGACCGGGTCTGTTGGTTCGATGAGCCCGCCGGTGGGATCCTCGGTTTCCACGGTCAGGAAATCTTCCTCGGCCACATACTTATGTACCGGGTTGACGCTGCACCGGCACCGGTGGCCGTTGGGCGGAAACCAGGTATCCCAGAATTTATGATCCGCCGGGAAAATTTTGCCGTCCAGGGCTGCATGAGTGGGCCGGGTGGCGCTGTCGTTTACGGCATCGTATTCCCAGTACGGGAAGTTTTTCCGGCTGCCGATCATCTGGTCGTAGCGGCCCACGCTGTACGCGGTCTGGATGTTGTTTCTGAAAACGGTCTCCATGTGCCATGGTGCAAGACCCTCCCAGCCGCGGGTGGCCATGATCTCATCCAGGCGCCCGGCAAAGTCCGCCAGGGTCTCCCCGTCGGTCAGGGCTTTTTCCACGGCCGTGTGGAGATCTTTGATGATATCCATGGACGATACCCGTGCCACCATGAACGCCCGGTCACGGGCAGCCTTGGCCAGACCGGTGAGGGCCTCCCTGGTCAGGGGCAGCCGATCGGCCCAGTACTCAATGGCTTCCTCGAAGGGCAGGGGCTCGATGGTGATGTTGTCGATGGTTTTGTCCATGGGGTCCTGGGTTGTTAGCTTTTAGCTGTTGGCTTTTAGCTGTTGGCTTTTAGCTAAGGGCTAAGGGCTAACGGCTAATCGCTGGTTTTGGCCTTCTCAGGCCGGTTAAAGACCGTCTAAACCGTGTTTAAATCTATCGAGGTTTGTTTAACGACTTTGCAGTACATGCAATGCCCCGTGTAAAAGGGTGATCGTTTAAATTCGGGCCTGTCAGGGCGTTATTCAAAATTCGCTCATTTCTCGTTCACCGTTTTGTTAATCGCTGCCCGCCCGTGCATTTCGGCGGCGAACATGACCCGTGCCAGGATCTCTTCCAGTTCGGACGGGTCCGTGTCCGAAAATGACGCATACAGTTCATCCCGGAACGCTTCCAGGGAGACGGTACCGGCCAGCAGGCGCCGGATCGGTTCGGTGATGCCGGAAAGTGCCGCGGGTACATCGGCCAGGGTGGCGGTGACCAGGTCCTCAACAGCCTGCTGCTGTGCGGTAAACGCCGGCTGTTTGGCTGTTATCCTGGCGGTGGTGGGCACATCCGGGGTGTCTATGGCCCGGCCCACGACGGTTTCGTCTTTGTCCGGCTCGGGTATCGCAAATTCAGTGCGCAGCCAGGGCAGGGGCATTTCCACATGCCGATCGAGCAGCTCACCGATCCATGTGGCTTTTGCCACGAGATCTTCGGACTCCTCCCAGGGCGCCTCATATTTAGGTACCGGTGTATCCCATCCGAAGTTAAAGCCGACAATAGGCCGGATCAACTGGTGACGGATGGTGGCGGCCAGTGCCCGGGAATCGGCCTTGACCAGATCCAGGCGTACCTCGTTGTGTGTTTTGGCCGCGGCATACGAGCCCTTGTCTCCCACCTCGGCGGACAGGGTCTGTCCCAGGATCGCCTTGGAGTTTTCACGGTTGGCAAAATCAGCCAGGGCCTGATACAGGTCCCCGGTGGCCTTGCCCTTGGCGTTTTCCACAAATTCGATCTGGGTTGAGCTGGAGATAATACCGGCGGCATCGGAACCCAGGGACGAGATGGCGGCGATGAGCGCGTCCTTGTCATCACCACTGGCGCCGGGGTCGTACTTGCCCAGGCGCAGCGGCATGCCGTAGACTTCACAGAAGATCACCCAGTCCTTGAGGCTGTAATTTTTAAACAGAAACATCCATGCACAGACCCGGTAAATACCGGACCGGGCCGGGTGCCCGCTCTTACCGCCATAGCGGTGAAACAGCATTTTCCAGGCCGGGATCTCCACGCCCATGATGTGCTCATCGGTTAAAAGGCGCGGTATCTTGCACAGAACCCCGGCATCGTCGGTGAACAGAAACCGTTTTTGCTCCACAAATTCAAACCTGTCGGGCAGGGCCTGGCCTTCGGACACGTCCCAGTTGATCTCCAGGGCGCTGTAGCCTTTGCCCACGGCATCCTGCAGGCTGGTGAGCACGTCCGGGTAGTCGGTGAGGTTGTCCAGGTAGCCGGTGACAAAATCGGCCACCTTGACGTCACGGGCATCCTCGGATGCCGGCTTGACGGTGAAATCCACGTCTAAAATCACATTGACCCGTTTGCCCCGCTCCCCCAGGATGTGCCCGTCTTTTTCCTCCATCTGTTCAAACAGCTGGGCCTGGCGGGCCACGTCACCGGCATCGGCTTCACGGAAAACAGAGGCCAGGCGCTCGGGGGTGAGACCGGCGGCCACGTATTCGCGCCATGCGTCCATTAAGGGCGCCGCGGCCAGGGTCCGGCGGGCCGGGGCTTTTTCTCTGTTTATGGGTCGGTTGAACTGGTCATATAGCTGCATTACCAGGTTCCTCGCTGGGTAAAACGGCGTTTTGCCGTGGATTGGTATTCTATGGGGCCGCCGGATGCGTTCCGGCTCCGGAAATCCGCCAACAGCCCGGCAATGGTGCTGTCACCGTGGCGCTCCCCGGCTTTGTCGGTTTTACCTTGGGGCACCCTGGGCACCCCCCGAACCAGTTTCACGGCCCGGTGATCTTCCAGCACGTCGTCATGCCGGATAATGGTGGTGGTTCTATCTTCAAAACCGGCCTTGTATTTCGGAAATTCGTCCCGGTAAAATTGTTCGGTAAAATGGATGGCGTCCACCAGCCCCTCTCCCCATTCATCGGTGGCCGCCTCTGCGATAAACCCGCCATTGCCGCCGGCATCGATGCTGCACCCGCCAAATCGGGGCAGGCCTTTACCGATGGTTAGCACCACCTGTTCCTGCTGTTTATACGGCACATTGTGCAGCTCCACGAGGAACGGCCAGCGATTATGGAGCGTTGCGCCGATTTCAAGCGGGACAATATCGGACATGTCCCCCACACGGGCAAAGTCCATTCCGAATACGTGCCGGCGGTTTTCATCCAGTTTATCCAGTTCCGGCTGGAGGATATCCCGTATCCAATCGGCCATTTCCGCCCGGCGCGCCGGCTCTTTTGCGATATTAAACGCCCGGCTGCCGTCAAACCGGAGCAAGGGCGCATCGACCATGCAGGCTTCCACAAGGGATCGGGGCAGATACGCTCCGCCGCCGAAGGCCGGCACACAAAAAAGCTCCTCATCCTCGTTGGGACGGTAGCGCTTGACGAGCTGCTCACGCCAGTCGGCTTCGGCCGCTTCTGACCACGCCTGGCCGTTGATCTCGCATATTTTCCGGTAAAGGCCCTCATTGATGGCATCATCAAGGGTGACCCGGTGCACGGCATAATCGTTTTTTCCGGCCCGGGCGTCCTGGATCAGGCCATTGAAGGGGTGTTCATCACCGTTATGGGTGGAAAGCACCCGGACGGTGCCGCCCCACATGGTCATGGCAATGGCGGCCTTCAGCAGTTCAGCGATGTCATCGACAAACGCCGCCTCATCGATAATCAGGCGCTCACGGGGCCGGCCCTTGGAGCGCAGGTTTCTCGGGTTGCTGGAAAACGTCTTGATATGGTGTCCGCTGGCAAATCGTATATCGTAAACATGGATATCCCGGCCGTCATCGCGTGTGAGCAGCTGCTCACCGATCTCTCCGGAGGCCGCGTGAAACGCCTTGGCCCATGTGGCGCAGTCCTGGATAAACCCAGCCGTCATTTCCTTGTCATAGGAGATGTAATACACATTCGCGCCGCGGTCCGCGTCCGCCGCGTGCAGCACGGAATCCGCCGCCTCGGCATAGGACATACCGATACGCCGGCTTTTTTCAATAATCTTCACCGGCGAAACGTCATTGTTCCACCGGATCTGGTATGGCAGCAGTACGGAACTCATGAAGACATCCCCGTCATGATGGCGGCCCGCAATGCGTCAATGGTTGCCGCGCTGGTTCCTTGTTTCTTGGCGGTTTCCTCGACCACATCGGCGGCCTCTGAAATAATCTGTTTGCGGAGCTTCTCTTCCCGGCGGACATTCTCGCTGGCGGCCCGCTCCAGGCGGTCAATGGCGATTGCCATATCTTTAAGCATTTTCGGTTCTATCGGCTTTGATCCTTCGGCCATCTCCATGGTGGCCTCGAATGCCAGGGTGCGCACCATCTCGTTGAGCAGCTTGCCCACTTCGCCCTGGGGCGCAGCGCCCAGCTTGCCGATCCACATCTTGGCCACTTCCCGTGACTGTCGCAGCCGGGCGCCTATTTTGTCCATCTGCACCGAATAGCGGTTGACGGCGCTTTTGCTGATGCGTTCATCATGGTCAACCTCATCTAAGATGGCGTTGATCCGGGCCGTGGCGTCGAGCTGTGTCACGCGCGGATCCCGGAGCAGCTCCTGGAGCTTTTCCCGGACATCTTCGGGCAGGCGGTCTATGCTGGATTGCTGTTTGGGCATGGGTTACGTCCTGGGGTTTGGTCGTTTTACGCCGGGCACCGTAGCCCGGCCCATGGCCGCATCGGCCCCGCGGGCGTTCAGCGTGGCCACCTTTACGCTCATGACATCTTCGATGGTAACCAGGCCCTGTTCGGCCAGCCAGGTGAGATCCGTGACCACCCGGTCCCGGCTCACGCTGTGGCCCAGGGCATCCAGGCAGGTCTGTAATACTGACTCATTCTGACTGTATCCCGGGTCCTCTTCCAAAATGCGCAGGATCACCAGGCGGCGGTCCTCATCGATTAACGCGTTGTAGCTACTCATGCTTGTTGCCTCCCTGGTTGATCAGGAATTGATTCATGATATCGGCCACCCGGTTGATCCCCTCGAGGCGGCCCTCCACCTTGCCCAGCTCGCTGGTCAGTGTGCGGATATCGGTTCCCAGGGCGCTGAACTGGCTCTGGTTGGGCAGGTGATTAAGGTCCGCCCGCACCTTGATGATATCCCGTTCATTGGTATCGATACGCATGGTCAACTGTCGCTCCGTCTGTTTCAGCCGTTTGCTGGTGGCCTGATTTTTTCGGATCATCCCCAAAACCACCAAAAACAGGATGTTAAATATCCATTGGGCGGGCATCTGCCAGAACCGAAGGGCGTCATACTCCATATTCGAATATCTCCTGGCAGTCCACGCACCGGGTACATCCGGGAGCTGCGATCTGCCGGGCCGCCGGTATGGGCTCGCCGCATTCCTCGCATATGGACAGGGACGGATTGCGATTGTTCACCGGCCGGGCCGCTGCCAGGCATTTTTTTAAATGTTTGTCTGCAGCCATGGCCGCGTAATCCCCGTCATCCACGGCTGATTTCCTCGAGCGTTGCCGTCACTGTAAATTTGTGAAAATATCCGGGCCAGGCCCGGACCACCCAGTATTTTGTCTGCCGCCGGCAACGCCGTTTGACCGTCTTGATCTTCACCAGGGCTTTTTGCCGGGCGGTTTTGACGGATACCATATCCCGTTCAAACAATAACGCATCCCGGCAGGCCATCATTTCCAGATACACGTCGGCTGCCAACTTCTTTGACACCACCGGGTCCGAGTCTATCCTGCACAAGAGATCGTGACCGGCGCCGCCGCGCTTTGAGGTCCCCTTTACAACCGGCACAGATTCATAGTCGAAGATAAAGCCGACGGGGCCCCATATCTCCCGGCCCAGGACGGCACTGTAAAAGCCGAAGGGCCGGAACAAACTGGCATACTTGCTGCCCAGCAGCTCCTCGGTGATGAGGGGGGATAAAAATTCCGGTTGTCTTTTCTTCATGTCCTTCATGTCCTTCATGAGTAAGGGCAATTCATGAATTGCCCCTACAACCCAACACCCAACACCCCCCCGGCAATGGCCAAAGCCAGCTCGCTCTGGTGGGCCGGATCACGCAAAAATGCCCGCGTGGTGGGATTTGAGAGGAACTCACACTCCACCAGTGCCGCGGGCATACGGGTTTTTTTCAAAACGTAAAAGTCGGATTCAATGACGCCCCGGTGATAATGGCCCGGGAATGCGGACATCAGGCCCTTCTGAATATGGCCGCCCAGGTCCCGGCCTTTTGGGCTGCCGGGGCATACATGCACGCTCATGCCGCTGGCCGTGGTGTTGTGGTATGCATCGCAATGGATGGAGATAAAGGCACGGGCATTCAGGGTGTTGACGATCGCGACCCGTTCTTTCAGCGTAACAGTATAATCATCGACCCGGGTCAGCATAGTGCCGAACCCCAGACCCTTCAGGGTATCGGCCAGCTCACGGGCGATGAGCAGGTTCAAGTCCTTCTCATCAACATATCCCCATTGCGCTCCATTATCTTTTCCACCGTGTCCCGGATCGATAATGACATCCACCAGACTTTTGATCATAATCGCCGCCTTTGGTTGTATTTACGGGGCGGCGTATTAGGCCACCCCGCAATACAGGAGATAAAAATGAAAAAATGGTCACGGTCTGAAACCGCGGCATGGATAGTTCTATAACAGGGATAAAACAGGGGTGCATTCCGGTTCGTACGGGTTTTGCCGGTGGTGTGGGGGTTTGTTGAAAAAAGGAGGGTGGGGGCGGCCTGTTGGGGCAATTCATGAATTGCCCCTGCTTATCCATCAAATAACATCATCTGCCGCCTGTCAACCGTATTACGGCGTCGATAGGTATTGTTGCGGACCAGGAACGCCACGATCTCATCATAGCGGACCCGGCGGTGCCGGCGCAGCAGATAGCTGTCCAGGCAGTCGGGCCGGGCCAGATCACCGGTCTGAGGGTCCAGGTCGTAGCGTTCGGTGAGGTACCGGAAAAGGCGATCGCTCACGCCCAGGATGAGCTGCACCTCGCCGGGCCGGTAGGAAGGCCGCCGTTTCAGGTCGGCAGCGGCCAGCATGCCGGCCATCTTCTGTTCGGCGACGGTCTGGTCATTTGATGTATCGATGGCAGCGTTCATGGCGTAACTCCTTCCAGGTATTCGAACTCGATGCGGTTGACATTTTCGTTTGGTTTGCAGCGATTGTACTCACAGAACATCTCTACAAATTCGGCCGGCGTCATGGAGAGAAAGCCCTCCAGGATCACGTCACCGGCGGCGATATGGTCAAGCGGTTCCGGCCGGGTGTTGACAATTCGGATCGGGTCGATCCGGACAATCTTTTCGCCTTTTTTTAAGCCCTGGCACTGTTCGCAGGCCATGACCAGGTCACCGGGTTTCAAAAACCACCAACCCAGACGCCGGGTAACGGATTTGATCTGTGCCCGGACCTGCCAGGTGGTCAGCATAAAACTCATATTTCGCATTATACCGTTCTCCTTCCATGCCGCCGGGCATCGGTCATGAGTGCCGCCACCAGTTTGTGGAGCTGACGGGGTTTCAGCCACTGGACCTGGTCCACACCGAACATGCGCTTGGCCATGCCGTTGGCGTAACTCCAGGGCCGGTTCGCCTCGGACAGCAGGGCCTCGACCTTTTTCAGCATCTTTCCCTTTTCCGGGTGGTTCATGTTGGCGGGCCGTCCGGGATAGGTCCGCTTTTTGGCGGAAAACCCGGCCTTTGCCAGGTGCCGCAATACCGCTGCCCGCTGGATGGCCGTGAGCGCTGCCGATGACCGGCGGCCGGTAATATTCAGCAGCATCTCCCTGTAGGTGTCATTATCAAGGCAGAGCTGCTTTTTGGCGATGTGGATTTTTGCAAGATCTCCTCTTCTGGTGGACATGGCGGCCTCCTTTGTAAGGGCAATTCATGAATTGCCCCTAATCTTTCACTTTTCACTTTCTTTTATCAGCATCCAGCAATATCCAGCGGCACGGAGATCCACGCCCCGGTATCGTTTTTTACGGAGAACTTGATATAGGTCCGCGAACCCACGATCACTATGCTTTCCGCGATAATGTCCATGGCCTTTTTCCACTCCCGATCCTTGATTTTCAGCTTGCGCAGGGATAGTACCCGGTCCCGGTCAATGTTGCCTTTTTTGTCCACCTTAAAGGCATCGTTGACCAGGATCATGATCTTGTCATCGGCACCGGCCGACCAGCGCTGTATGCAGTCATCTATGAGACTTTTGGCCAGGGCCAGGCGATCGTCAAAGGCCATGAACTTGCCCACCCGCACCTCCAGCTTGATATTATTCGAAAAATTGGTGAGCTGTTTATTGCCCTCCCTGGTGCGGCCGTTGACCTGGTAGTGGTCTTCGATGTAACTCAAATATTTTTCCATATCGGTCATGACCAGGGCGCGGAACGCTGAGAGCTGATCGCTGATCTTCCGGGCTCGTTTGATCAATTTTTCCACCATTGCGTCCCGTTTTTTATCCACGGGTTTCACGTATTTCGGTGGGATGGCGCTGCCTGCCGAGTCGATCCATCTGCCGTCTTTGTCTTTTAGTGTCATTTTTTATCTCCCTTTTATAATTGAAAATTGAATAGTGAGAAGTGAAAAGTTGTGGTATCGCTTCGCTCTGCCTGTTTTAACATTTAGTTAAGCGGTGCGGAAAACACGCCCACAGGATTGACATTTTTTATACTTCATATAATGGGCTTCCCAGAGGCCACAATTTTTGCACGGCTTTTCCGCATCCGCTTCAATGATGGGTTGGGAGGCGTCTGGATAATAAAAATTTAAGGAGTCCCATAATATTTGTAAAACATGCTCTCTTTCGTGACTGGTATCAGTGTTTTTAATTAACCACTTGATATCTTCCTGTAATACTTTTCGATAGGTCTCTTTATTCACTCTCATTCTCTTAGTCTCCCAACGTTTCAATCAGCCGCCCGGCCCTTGGGTCGGCTGCATTTTTGGGTTAGGTGACATTTATGCCAAAAATAATTACAGGTATTTGTCGAAAACGTACCACCATCGTGATAATCAGACAGCTTCCACCTACATTCACCATAGGAAGGATGGTCTTTAAATCTGACAAAATGTATACAATATCCACAAACTTTTAAACACATAAGTCACCTAACCATTAATTAACATGACCATTTGCCTTAATATTATCCGGCAATTTTTCACTTCTCACTTCTCACTTTTCTTTTCTTCCGTGCCGCCATTGCCCGCATCTCCTCAACGCTGATCGGTTCCGGTTTTCCGGGCTTATCGGTGGTGCGAAACTGCCCGGTGCGCTCGGTTTTGTTCCGGGCCGTCTCCGCCTTCCGGTCAGCGTCATCGGCCAGGTCATAGGCGATCGACGTGAGGTAGCCGTGGGATTTAAGGGGCAGGCGCCGGGGCGGGGTGGCGCTGATCCGGCGCAGGGCCTCGGCCCAGATGGTTGGGTTCACGGGCCGGGCCACCTGCCGGTCCCACTGGATGTGGGTGTCGATGACCAGTGCCTGGAGGGCGATGACCAGGGCCTCTGTCCGTTTCCAGGTGAGCCCCCGGCCGGATCCGGGCCGGAACAACGCCAGGTAGCCCAGCACCAGGGCGGCCACAGGGGGCGGCAGCTTGGTAACGGCCACGAGGGCGCGTTTGGCGTGGTCGGTGGTGGTGAACGCCTCTATACTGCCGATGACGCCGCATCCGGGGCAGGTCAGGCGCATGGTATGCCCTCCGCTTTCAACGCATCGATGATGATCCCCGCTTCGATCGGGTCAATATCCTTTTCATTCAGATGGTCCTGAAACTCCTCGTAATACGCCTCCAGGAAATCAGCGACCACGGCATAGTCTATTTTATACATTGCCACCTCCATTCATAATTCATCATTCATAATCCATCATTATCTATGCCGTAGCCCCAGGGTGTCCAGGTCACGCCGCAACCGGGACAGGGTTACCAGGACGTTCTGTCTGGCCTTGCGGCTGCCCCGATCAGATACCGCAATCCTGTGCAGGTCCAGAAACATGTCCCCCAGCTGCGCATGCACATTGTTAATCCTCTTCTGCTCCAACGCTGTCTTTTCCGTCGGTGTTGCTTTCATTGTCCATCTCCTTTGCTAATTTTCGTAGCATCATGTAGGACAGATCCGCGATCCGTCTCAGGTTGTCCGCCAGCTGCTGATTGACATCCCCGTTTCCACGGGCCAGCCATTTCAGATCGTTTGCGCTGGTTTCCAGCAGCATTGACATCTCTTTTATGGTTAATACGGTATCCATTTTTATCTCCTTTTTTAATTGAATAGTGAGAATTGAATAGTGAATAGTTGTGGAATCGCTTCGCTCTGCCTGTTTTAAAAAAGATGGAGCGCAGCGACTCATTAATTTCTCACTTTTCGGTTTTCACTTTTCACTTTCTTTTAATCACTTCTCACTTTCTTTTAATCACTTTTCACTTTCTCCTCGCCTCACATTCCCGGCAGGCCAGCCACAATTTCACCCGCTGGGGGCTGGATGCGGAAAATATCTTTTTCCGCTCCTCGGCACAGCGCCGGAGAGGGACCTCCCCCATAACCGGGCACATGATCGTGCCGTTGCCATAGGTCTCGGCTACGCGCTCCATAAAATTGTCCAGGGCGCCGCCGTAAATGCCATTTACCACCTGGCTGATAGCTGACGGCGAATAACCCAGCTCCCGGGCCACCGCCGCCTGTCCTCTGTCGTTTACCGCCCGCCGGAGCAGGGTTATTGATCTGTCGGTCATCGGTTCCCTCCCATTTCCCGCCACCACGGTAACCACCCGGTAATCCTGATTCCAGCGGCCACAACATCATCATGCACTTTTCTGGCATAGGGAATATTCCATG